GCCCCCGCCTGATGATGGCTCTCATCGCCCTGATCGTCACCGGCCTGCTGGGTGGACTGTTCGGCTTTGGCTTCGGCAGCACGGTGCTCTACTGCGGCATCGGGCTGGTGGTCTTTATGCTGCTGACCGCCTACGATACCCAGAAGCTGCAGCAGATGTACAGCTACTACTCCGCTGATGCTGAGATGGCCGTCTCGATAAAAAACTGCTTTTTGACGTCTTCCACGAGATCTGCCATCTGCTGGGCGGAAAGCCCGAGCGTGTCGAGCAGCGCGGCTGTCTGCGCGTTTTTGCGGTACCGGATAGGTACTTTTTCGCGATTTTCCATGCTACACCGCCTTAGTAAGTCGTTACGTCGACAGTGCCGAGCACCGGGATCGCGCCGGAGTTAATGCGCAGCGCCGTCTTCACTCCGTTGACGGTGAAGGTGCTGTAATCGGCTACGCCTGCGCACTGCAAAAGGCACGCGAGGAACCGGCTGTACGGTATGCTCTGCTCTTCGGCGAACGGCAGCGCTGCCAGCAGCGCGCTGACCGCCGCGGAAAGATCCGCTTTGACCTCGTCGAGGCTATGACCATTGACGAGCTTGATCTTGGCAACGATCGGAATCTCAACCTCCGTGACCGAGACCACCGTCACTGTCGCGCCGATTGGGCGCTCTGCCTCAATGTGTTCTGCGCAAGCGGTCACGATCGTGTCGTCCAGCGGCTTTTTGTCTGCGCCGGCAATGATGACCTTGACAGTGCCATTGCCGTTCCACAGCGGGATACAGCGGGCGTAGGAGACGCCCGTGACCTCCTTTGCCCACATCACGTAATGGTTGGCGTTGCCGGATGTGATCGGCTCCGTGCGGCGCTCATGGTAGCGCGCCCACAGATCCGCATCGCTCTCTTCATCCGCGCCGCCGACGCCGGCGGCTGCGTTGGTCACGCCGTGCACGCCGTGGATATTGACCGCCATCTGTGTGACGGTCGCCTCCGGCACGTTGTAGTCCGCGCCGATATCCTCAGCGATGCAGAGCACGCTGGCAAGCCCGCCGGCAATGGTGACGTCTTCCGTCGTCAGGAAGCGCAGTGCGCCCGGCGTGCACACGGCGGTCCCCGCGGGGATCTTCGTGCCGTTCACGCCTGAGAAGGTCACCGTCACCTTTGCTTTTGCGCCTGGCTGCCTGGTCATACCGATCTGCGCGGCGTGGAGATCCAGATACCGCCCGCTCTGGGCCCCAGGGAAGAGAATGTCGATAAACCCGTTGAGCGTCTGGCCGTATTTACACATGACGTAGGCAGCCTCGCTCAAAAGCACGTTGGCATAGCTGCCCTCGCGGGCGTCCACATCGACGCCCGCGTTGATCACGCGCCCGAGCATCTCAGACTTGATGCTTTCCGGCGTCATGCTTTCAAAGGGCGATTTTTCCGTCATTGAGTGTTACCTCCCCGTAAATGGTTTTTGCCTTGAAAGACAGGTGCAGCACTGAGCCCTCGAACATCACATCGATCTGATGGACGGTTTTGATGTAGGGATTGATCTCCAGCGCCTCGCGGATACAGCGGATAGCCTCAGACTGCCTGATGTCGTCGCCATAGGCCTCGCCGATCAGAGATTGCAGATCCTGTCCATAATTATGGGTAAACACGTCGTGCAGATAGCGCGACGTATTGATCGTGTTCCAGGCCCACACCAGCACAGCCTCCGCGCCGGTCACCGTCGCGGGATTCCCGCCGTGCCAGATGGGCTCGTCTTTGGTAAAATCCCAGCGCACTTCGCACGCCAGCGGAAGCTCGGTGCCCTGATTGGACACCGGCGAGCTGACCAAGGGGAAAATGTTCACAGTGTCACCATCCTCTCAATGAGGTAATAGGTCTGCCCGTCATCCGAGCGCATGAGAAGCACCTCATCGTCGACATTGAGCACGACCCAGCCGAAAACATGCTCTTCCGGCCGGAGAAACACGAACGGACCGATGGCGCTCTGCGTGACCTGCACCAATTTCTCGGGCAGCAGCGTTTCGACGCCGTTTCCTTCGCGCGCTTTGACATCCGCCAGAAAATTGGGATACATGGATTCCGCCACGCGGAGATCCTCTTTCTCAAGGTCGATGCCATCGGCGCGGATCTTGATCGGATCGAGCGATAATATCCTGCCGATCGTGTAGGTCGGGTGCTGCTCCTTGTTGGCGCGCTGCGAAATATGCTGGTTGATTCCGACATAGGGATCGCGGGCGCTTTCGCTCATGTCAATTCACCTCCGGCAGTGCTGCCGGAAACGACATTCCGGCAGTTGAGTGTCAGCTTGCAGTAGTAATTGTCGCGCTTCCAGGTATGGACATCGGCGTCGATCCAGAAGATCCCCTGCAGGCCGGTCTTGTTCTCCCGCACAACGACCGTCTGGCCGGTGATCAGTGAGAGATCCCCAAGGACGTCGACGGTGACCGTCTGCGTCATGACGCCGTCGTCCAGGAGTTTTTGCGCCTCTTTGTCGATATCGACGTCAGAGGAGGCATTTTCGGTCAGATGGCGCTCCATCATGCCAAAGAGCTTCTGCGCATCATCGGTGCCCACGCGGCGCTTGAAGCTGCCGTCGGCGTCGTAGATGGCCACGCTGTTGACCATGTTCGTCGCGTCTTCCACCGTCCTGGCATCCATCAGGTTGGATTCGGCCTTGAGCACGATGCTGCGCTCGCTGATGTCTCGGACGGCTACCAGAAGGCCTTTTGGCGTGTAGGTGATGGCATATTTGTCCTCGGTCTGCTGTGTGGCCAGTGTCCAGACCGTTTCAAAGATCTTATCCAGTGCGACGCCCGCAAATTTGCGGCTGATCTTCACGCCGGTCGACGGCAGCGACACAACAGGGATCTCATAGTCGGCGCAGACCTGACGGGTGATGCTTTCTGGCGTCGCATCGCGGAATTTGTAGGTGCCGTCGTTGCGCCGGCAGTAGATCCCGCGGTCGAAGCAGGTGAAGCTCATGCTCGTCTCTTCGCTGCCGGCGCTCCTGCGAAGCACGACTCCATCAAAGATCGGATTGCCGGAGTCGTCCGTCATCATCACGGCGTCGCCCATCTGAGGGACGGGCAGACCGGTCGACTCATCAAAAACGATCTCGGCGACGAGCTGGCGCACCAGCGTCGACTTATCGCCGCTCCAGGACCAGTTGAGCAGGATATCCGTGATGCGGCGGGGCCGCTGGTCATGTGTTAAAAAGATCTCCATCAGCCGCCTCCCAGAAGAATATCCTTCGGCGGCAGCTTGATCGTCTGCCCGACGTAGATCAGGTGCGGATTGCTGATGCCGTTATATTTGGCAAGGGCGTTGTAGTAGCTCGCCGTGCCGTCGCCGTAGGTGCGCCGGCAGAGCATGCTGAGCGTGTCTCCGGAGACGACGCGGTGATAGGTGATGTCCTTTGCGGCGTCGCTCTTGCGGCCACTGTTGCCGGTATAGCGCGTCGTGTTGAGCGTTGCGACCTCCTGGGCTTCCAGATCCACGTACTCGCGCAGTGCGATCGTGCAGTAGACGTCGCCCGTGCCGTCCTGCTCCTTCTCAGTCACGCTCTCGATGTACACAAGCGCATTGATATCGCTTTCTGTCACAATGTATCGCACGGGGATCTTTTCAGCCGCCCAGTAACGCAGCGGCTCCAGATAATAGCCGGGGTCAAGGATCGTCCCAGGCTGGTTGAACGGATAATCCTGCGAGGGCAGCAGACATTCGATCGTGCCGCTGTGCCGGCTGCGGTTGCCGGGGAGGTACACGTCGCCGAGCTGCGAAATATTGATGGTCTCAATGTTCTTGCCGGTCGTCCACTCGTAGGAGGCCGGCGTGATCGGCAGCGTCAGCACGTCGCCGTTGGCGATAAAACAGAATTGCATGGCATTACCCCCTCATGTTGGCTTCTTCCAGCTTGTTGAGCAGCTCCTGCGCCACACGCTGAACGTCCGCCTCCTCGCGGATGACAGTTCCGTTCATGATGATCTGGATGCTGCCGACGCCGTTTTTCTCCTGCCTGGCCTCACCGGCCGTCAGGACCTTTTCGCCCTCATGCAGCAGGGCGGGGAAGTTATCATAAGGGACGTAGTCGATGCCCATGGCGCGCTGGTGGCCGGAACGGTGCTTCGTATAACCGGAATTGAAATTGTTCACCGCATCCGCCCAGGCGGAATCCGTTGTCGCGGCCGCGCGGCCCTTGGAAAACTCCTGCCCGAGCGTATAACCGGCATTCCAGTAAGAATTGTTGAGCGCCGTATCGTCGCGCACGGATTCGATGAGGCTCAGCTCCTGCGCGAGCTCTTCGTCCTTGCCCTCGTTGGCGTTATATTCGTTCATGCCGTCGATCTTGGCCTTCATCAGGATGCGGCCCATCTCGGCGGCGTCGCCTTCGGCTTCGGCGGTTTTATACGCTTCGCTGCCCATGGCGTCGTTCATCGCGTCGCGGATGTACTGTTCTTTGGCGTTTTCCAGCGAGGCCTTCCAGGCACCGATCGCGGTGTAGGCTTCCTGCATTTCCTGACCGCTGTCACCGGCAAGCCATTCCTTCTGCGCCTCGAGACCCTGCATGCGCGTCTGGTTGTAGCCTTCACCCATGGCGTTGTCGAGCTCCTGCTGCAAGCCCTCGATGGTAGATGTGATGCCGCTGAAGGTCTTGGACTGCGCCTCCATCGACCCTGCAAAGCTGTCCGAGAGCGCGTCCAGAATGATCCTGGCAGCGTCCTGCCCGGCAACTTCGCCCTTGGAGATCATGCTGTACATCGTGCCCTGATCCACGCCGTAGGCGTCGGAGAGCATCCCGACCGCGCCGATACCGCGGTCATTGAGGATGTTGAGGTATTCGAGCGTCGTCTTGTTGCTGCTCTTCATGCGGCCAATGGCGGTGGCCACGGCGGTCATATCACTCGTAGACTGGCCGAGCGCCGCGCCGGCATCACCGATGGTCTGCAACACTGGCAGGATGCTGTCCGCATCGTAGCCGTAGGTCGCGAGTGTCTTGCTCATGCTCGTCAGGTCGTCGTAGAGGAACGGCGTCGAGTTGGCCATGCTGACAAGGTTTGTGAGATAGCTGTCCGCGGTCTCTTTGCTGCCGAACAGCGTCGCGAAGGAGATCTTGTCGGTCTCGCGCCCTGCGGCGATCGAGCTGCCGCTCGTCAGCGACTCGCTCTGCGCGTCCAGCTGCTCCTGCACAGCGTCCTGCACGTAAGACTTGAAGGAGGAATCCTGCGATTCATATCGTTGTGCACTTCCCGATATTGCTCCGGTAATGCCGCCTACTGTGGCACCTGCCAGCACGCCGAGCGGCCCAAATGCTGACCCGGTTATTGCGCCGGAGAGCACAGAGGAGATCATGCTGGATGCAAGGGTACCGGAATCGCTTCCCAAAGCACTGCCGATTTTTGTGTTTAGAGATCCTTGTACTGCGCCGCCAATCATCTGCGCTGCCTGCATAGTGACGAGTGCGTTTGTGATTGACTTGAAGCCGCCGCCTATGCCGCCCGAGCTGTTCATCGACTTGTTGGCCTTCGTGTCAAGGTTTTCGATCTCCTTGCGGGCCTTTTCGGCTTCTTTGCTGACGGAACGGAACTGATAGGATAAATTATCGAAGTTCGCCTGTGCGGCCTCCATCTTGAGGCCATCCATGGCATCCTGCGTCTCATTGAATTTTTTCTTTGCTTCGGTCAGCTCTTTTTTTGCTTTATCGAAGTTCGCATTGAGCGTAGCTTTCTCTTTACTGAGAGAATGCGCTTTGTCCTGAAGTTCACGGAGCTTACTGCCGAGATCGGCGGCGTTCTTCGCAATCGTCTTCATCCCCTCAGAAGACTTGTCTTGCGTCTTGATTACGATTGAGGTTTCTGGCAATTCTTTCACCGCCTTATCATTGACTTTGTCGCGAAAATGCATATAATGAAAGCAAGGAGCGTGATACCTATGACGAAGACATCTATCATCACAATAGCAGTCTCACTTCTGATTGCGGTATTGCTTCCATTTTTCATTTAGAGTTTCAGCCGCCCATTCGGGCGGCTTTATTTTTTACCCCGCGTGACCTTGATGGCTTTGCCGCGCGGCGTGGGGCGGCTGCGTGCAGCAGCCTCATAGGAGGACAGCGCCCAGATGAGGTCCTTTTCTCCCTGCGGGCGGTTGTAGTAGTCGCCCGGCAGGATGCCGTGCACGTGAAAAAGGTAGTAGGCAAGCCCCAGCTCCGGATCGCTGCCCTCCGTCAGGCGTTTTTTACCTTTTCGATGGTCGCGCGGCGATAGCCGCTCAGACGTTCAACCTCGCGGCTCAGATCGGCGATTTCGCCGGGCAGCAGCATCGCCTTGAGCGTCTCCGCCGGCGTGATCCCGCCAAATTTGTGCTGCAGCGGCGTGCTCTTCAGGTCGGGGTCGATGCAGCCTGCCAGCAGGATCTGAAGCTCGGCGTCCTGATCGAGACGGCTTATGTCCTGCACACGCCCGTAGGGCAGAGCCTGGAGCGTGAAGATGACTGGCGCGCCGGCTGCCTCGCTCAGGCGCGGGACCTCAAACTTGGCCGTCGGCAGGTTCTTCGCCACATTGATGACCTTTTCGCCCAGCAGCAGATCCAGCACAGACGGCTGCTCTGCGGCGGCGTTCTGATTGACGATGGTATTTTCCATAATTCCCTCCAAATTTGACTATGCGCAGCGCCGCCGGTCTCCCGACGGTGCTGCGCAATATTTTCAGGTGTCCAGCATCTGATAGTCGTTGAATGTGAACGGGGACTCGATCTGCCCGAGCTTGGCGGCCTCCCAGTCCGCAAGCGTCAGGTCGTCAAAGCTGACGCCCATGAGCGCGATGCGCTGGTTGTTCGGGTTATCGGGGTCGTCCAGATTGCTGATGATCGTGTGGCGCAGGTCCTTGCCGGTCTTGAGCGCCTCGCCCTCCAGCTCAATGAGGCGGGAAGTCGCGTTATAGATGCGGATGGAGCCGGTGCCCTTGGTGGATACGAGCTTGCTGTCCTCCATCATGGCGCGGCAACGGGGAACGCTCTCCTTGGTCTTGCTGATCTTAGCCTGGCAGCCGTAGCACTCGGCGACCTGTTCACCGTCGATCCACAGGCTGCCCCATGTGCCGCTGCGTACCAGCGTGGTGTCAATAGCTTCACTCATGTGTGTTTCCTCCTATCAGGCTACAATGGCGCTCGGAGAGACCTCGAAAACGATGGCGAAGTCTTCCATGGCGTCCATGATGTTACCGTAGAGCTTCAAAAACACCTTGCTGCCGGTGTTCTCCTTGATGACCTCATTGTCGCTGAGCTTTTTGATGCGCTCTGCCTCGGTGGCATCGTCGCCGGCGGCGGTGATGAGATACTTGCGCGTCGCGTCGGCGTCGAGCACCGCGCCGGACGAACCGCTCTCCAGCACCTTGGAGTCCTCCAGACTCTTGAGGTAGTCCTGCAACGCCAGCAGCAGGACACACTTGTCATCGTAGGTGTTGGCGCACTTGCCGAAGTAGTCGTCCTCGACGCTCGAGACGGCGTAGTAGCGGATCAGGTCGATGGCCGCGGTCATCTTGATCTTCTTGAGCGCCTCGGGTTCCGTGTCGCCGATCGTGACCTTGCTGGTCACGGCGCGGCTCAGCTTGCGCACGCGGCCGTCGTCGATGATGAAGAGCTTGCCGGCGTCGACCGCTGCGTCGGGGTTCTCGGTCGCCGTCACGCCGGTCACCTC